TCAATTATTTCTTTATACTGATAACGCATAAATTGGTCTATGTCATCAGGAATAGGAAACTCTTTATTATCCATTTCTAATTCCATACCAAATTCAGATTCTACATCTGCATTAATATTTTTAAGTAACTCATTTGCTATTAAAGAAACTTTAAATTGTTCTTTACGAAGAGCTGCATCTAAATTTACCGCAAAAACACTTTTATCTAATGGACGAGATAAGTCTTCATTACAAAGTAAATCAATTTTATTTCTAGTAATAGGATAATTAGCCATAGTAGCAGGAGAGGGCATATTATATTGCTCAGTTACATAACTATAATCGTCATATTCTAAATCTCCATTATATAATCTATAGTTTCTGATGTCTTTATCATAATCGCTTATAGAACCTTCTGCGTTATTGTGTTCTAATTGTTTAATAATAGCGTCTATATTTTCTTCACACCATTCTATCGTTTTTTCGCTATCTGAAATAAATTGTTTAGGGAAATTACTCATTGTATTATACTTTATAAGGTATTAATCGTCCATTTTCTCTTTTATAGAAGACAAAGCCTATGCCTTCTTTAGTTGCTTTTTCCATCTTTACTTGCTTATCGTAAAGGTCTATATCATGTATAAGGCATAAACCAAAAGCTATAGCCCTATCCGTGTTTCTTATTCCGTAAGCTCCCAATTCATCTAATAAATCTATAAACCATATATCTCCACAATTTTCTTCTATATAGTTTTCTATAAATTGTTCCATTACAGCTTTGGTATGTTTATTCATTTGTATACCATACCTATTCCTGTTTACAGTCTTAGGAGAGTGAGCTGTCGCTGGCCTCTCCTTTAAGTAGCTCTTCGCCCCTGCTCTTTGGAAATA